GTCACAAGTATAAAGACCCCATCGTGAAGACAGTGAAGGATATGGTCGGTAAGTGACCAGAGGACATCTTGGCATCGAGCCTGTCGGTGACGCATCCTATTGGAATAGAAGCAATCGCCTTGTCGTGCGAGAGATAGAATAGTTCAAAGAAGGTAGTTTGTGGACAGGAAGTTCATGCCAACGTTATAAGTGGAACAAGAGAACCGTAATAGTAGGAATCCGAAATAGGAAACCTTCGGGTCTTGTTGAAAGGCCGAGTCACACTTTCAAAACAAACGGTCCCAAATCCTTGAGAGGCGAATAGGCAGCGCGCCAATGCGCATGACTGCGGATGTAATCTGCGGCAGTGGTTGGAAAAAGTAGGTTCGAATCCTCACTACAAGGGCAATACGGGTAATATAGGACTCTGACTTCGGAAGGGGTATGAAAACCGTAGAAAGGTTCGCACAGGAATGTCCGCAAGGCATCGGAAGAGTCACGTGACTTATGCGAATCCATAGATGGCACTTCGGAAGAGACGGAGCTTTCATCGGTTTGTTGGAAATCGGTCAGTTTAACACTCAAAGTTCAGAAAACTAGGGGATGTTTGAGGAAACAGCAAAAAATTCTCAGCGCAAGGTGACTTGCTTCTATCGGGTCTATCTTGCATCTGTATGGTTATCCAAGCGGTTGAAGGGGCTAGTCCTACAAACTAGTAATTCACACGATGGTTCGAATCCATCACCATACACTGGAAACTGTGGGTTCGACTCCCACACTAGGAAGCTTACAGCAATTGTATATAGGACTTGACTTGTAATCATTTATCCAGAAAACAGCTTCCGACTTTTAAAATATAGGAGTAAGTAAAATGGCAGAAAAAGTAGGAGTTATAATTGCAAGATTACAGCCCATACACAATGGGCATCTAGAGCTGATACGCCAGGCACTCAACGAGAACGACAAGGTTTTGGTGCTTGTGGGCTCAGCAGACAAACTCAACAAGAGGAATCCTATTCCCATCAATATGAGGATGGAAATGGCGTGTGATGCAATCGTCTCCACTTTTAGTGAGGACAAGGAGAGAATCAACGTGCAGCCTCTTGATGACCTTACGGACGAGTCTGACAACTCTCATGACTGGGGTTTCTACCTCTACAGTAAGATTGTTGGTATCACTAGGTCTCCAGAGTTTACCATCTACTACTCTGATGGCTTCGAAATTATCATGCTCTGGTTTCCACCATTCATTACGAGGAACTATGTTTCCTTCAAGCTGAATGCCAGGGGAACGATTGCTGAGAATATCTCTGCCACAAGTGTTAGACAGATGATTATGAACAAGGACGATGATGCATTGAAGAGATTTGTCCCAGATAGTGTTTTCGAAAAGAGAGACATACTGAGGCAGTTCATAGGTGCTTATCAGTAACATGTTGGTGTAGCTCAGTAGGTTTAGAGCGCCACGCTGATACCGTGGAGGTTCGGGGGTTCAAATCCCTCCACCAACACCTTTGAAGGATACGAGAGGAGAACTGGTACGCGTACCAGAGGTAGACAAATCGGCACTAAGTTCGTGCTTAGTGTGCCCTCCGGGGCTTCGGTGGTGCAAATCCACCTCCTTCAACACATTAAAGAGAGTGTTCTTTGAATTTTTTAGATACATTATTATATTTATCTTACGCAAATGGGGTTGAAACGGAATAGACAGCTATGCATTTGGTAAGAGACAAGCAGTGGGCATACACTCACAAATAGCGAAAAAAATATAAACGGCGAGAACATAGAGTCTCCTGCTTACGAGTACGCTCTTGCAGCTTAAAGTAAGCCGAGAGGCCAGGCTCTTAGGAACAGAACATCCTGGCAACTTTGTTTTCCTCGTTTTTTCAAAATGAGGTGGTGGTCAAGATGACCTTTCCAGTCATCCCCCTGTGATGGCGACACATATAAAACGTTCTGAGGAAGAAAACCTCTTGTCAAAAATTGAAAAGCTTGTAACAATCTCTTATGGGATGGTAGTTTGCACGAGGGTTCGACTCCCTCCAGCTCCACGTAAGTTACTGATTATCAGATAGTTACAGCAAGTTAGACGTGTATTGCGAAATTTCTTTCAAGAATTTTCTAACATCATAGTCTGTTTGCGAACTCTTCATTAGATTGATTGGTGTTGATACAAACTGTACATTACCTTTCACATAACCTAAAGAGGAGTCGATTCTATCTAATGACGCTCTATGAAAAAAGTCAATAGAGTCTATGTTGGAATCTTCTGGAAGAATAAGTTTCAAACCAGTATAAGGGCATATACCGTCCTGTTCTTCCCATAGATTTCTCAAATCATCTAGTGTCAAATCAGTTTCTTTGAATCGTCTGTTGATGCATCTGTAGGTATATCTGAACGGGGTATATTCGTCCCTGTGGTTATTAGATATTTCTTTTATGTGTTTAAGCATTGATTCACTTGCTGGTCTATATGGGAGTTCACTTCTTGTTTTACCAGCACCTTTTGCGGAGCATTCCCTTGAGCAGTAGTTCTTCCTACCTTTTTTAAGGTTACGATTAATTTCTGATTGAGGTTTTTGGAATTCTTTGCCACAATGGTCACATATAACCGTACCTAGTTTACGAGTTTTATTTGTTGGTATCATATATAATACTTTTATATATAAATATCAAAACATTGTGGAAAATAACGGTTTCTTACCGTATAAGACTCCCTCCAGCTCCACAGGATAAAAAAAAATGGGAACGATATACCTGTTGACACTAAAAAAAAAAACATATATGAAGAAATTAATTAGACTCACTGAAAGTGACCTCCATAGAATAGTCAAAGAATCAATTAAGATAATTTTGGGAGAACAATCTGATAGGTTTGAAACATATTATAGAGGCTATAACTCTAAGTATGGTTCTCAACATGACCATATGCTTTGGATAACTGATGATATTAGTTATGCAAGAACATATGGTAATAGGGTAGAAGAAATAACAATAGATTTGAAAAAACTAAATTTAGCATCATTGTACACTATTGATGAGATTTTAGGGTATGAGTTTGATTATATTGAGGGGTTGGATGAGGAAGAATCAGAAATGGTTTTATCTCAAGGTTATAATGGATATGAGTTTGAGGCAAACTCAAATAATTCTGACTGCATTTGTTTGCTTAGTTCAGAACCTATAGCTAGTAGGAGAGAATTATCAAGGGAAGAATTTGATGCCATAGAGTTGTATGATGGTTTTGACCATAAACAATATGATGATATATATGACTAGTGCCAACAAGTATATCATTACCAAAAAAATTCACTTTTTTTCGAAAAAAAGTTCCTCAAAAATTTGGAAATACGAAAAAAAATATATATCTTTGCACTGTTAAACAAAACGGATAAGACATGGATAAAATATTAGACGGTGAATTCAGAAACACCTTGTACAAGAACCTGGTTGATGCAGGTTACGAGAAGAAAGAGGCTCAGAAAATAATAGGTGTGAAATACCACTCAGCACTCAAGGCTGAACTGGTTGGCATCCTAAAGGACAACCTGCAAGTGATAGAGGAAGAGGCATATGACATCACGTTCGATGCTGACAAGCTCAACGGAATGGTTGCAGAGCTGAAAAAGGTCAAGGGTGTTATCGAGTAAGATAAAACATAGTGGCAGAGTAAAACGGTTTATACACAAGGCTCATAACCTTGTAACACCAGGTTCGACTCCTGTGTGCCGCTACTCTTTGTGAGTTACGAGAGGAGAACTGGGCAACCAGATGTAGACAAATCGGCATCAAGTTCGTGCTTGATGTGCCCTCCGGGGCTTCGGTAGTGCAAATCTACCACTCACAACTCTTTGAGAGATACCAGAGGAGAACAGTCGAAAGGCTGATGTAGACAAATGGGCACTAAGTTCGTGCTTAGTGTGTTCTTCGGAACTTCGTGGTGTGCAAATCCCACTCTCTCAACTCTTTGGTAGATACGAGAGGAGAACTAGAGCAATCTAGATGTAGACAAATCGGCATCAAGTTCGTGCTTGATGTGCCTCTTATGAGGCTTCGGTGGCGCAAATCCACCTCTACCAACTCTTTGGAAGATACGAGAGGAGAACTGGGCAACCAGATGTAGACAAATCGGCATTACTTTCGTGAGTAATGTGCCCTCCGGGGCTTCGGTGGCGCAAATCCACCTCTTCCAACAACTCCCACATCGTAGGCTTCGGCTGAAAATGAGGAGACTGGCTAGCTTTCGTAGCCATAAGGATAATCCAGTGATGGGATAAACGTGATGGGTGATACCAGCTACTCCGTTGCGGATGTCTGGAAACAGGCATTTCACTGAAAAGGACAAGGTACGGTGCTCTGTTCTGGTAACACAGTGCAGGGTGCTACCAAGGCGAAAACGCTTTGGTTGAGTGGAAACACAATAGAATACCGAGTCGAAACCCGATGCAATAATCACCAGTTGGCGTGTTGGGTTCAGTCATTTGCTCAGCTTCGCAGTGAATACATAAGCTGAAAGCAGTGCGAGGGGTTCGCCCCAAGCATACGAGTGGATGATAGCAGAGTAGACTTGTGGTGAGTCTGGTGCAGGATGGCGATTTAGTGGGCTGTGGTCAAAAGCCACGGATGCTAAGGGTCGCACCTCGTCGTCCAGTAGTTGGGGAATTTAGTAGCTCAAAGGTAGAGCAGCCGAGTGCCAATCAGCGTGTTACAGGTTCGAATCCTGTCGATTCAGTTTTTTTTTGAATTAAAGCAAAAGTGTGCGACACTAGGCAGATAAAATGCACTTATCGCTCCTGCAATATGGAGGCATCGGGGACTCGCAAGGAATCCGATGAACGAGTAAAAGTAGTCATCTGAGTGAACAGGAGGCATCCTGTGAATGCGCAACGGCTTGGTGGTGAAATGAATGTTATGATTCTGTACCGAGAGGTTTAAACTAGTAAGAGTTTGGTGGCTTTCACAAAACCATCGTGCATGATGTCTACGGCTACTGTAAGGTAGCGTGTGAACAGCAGCGTCCAACCGCTGTGAAAAGGCATCCACAATAAGACAACGTTCTCAGTCTTTTGTATTACATAGGGTTGTAGTTTAGCGGTTAAAACCATTTGTTACGTATAGTTGCTATACACACTGACTTCGGAAAGTGTTGATGCTTCGAAAAAGAGCAAACAACGAAGGTTCGAATCCTTCTGACCCTGCATTAGGTAAGCGAATCTAATTTTATATAATATATGAAAGAGTTTACTTACAGCGGGTTCGAGAATCAAGAGACCTGCAACCGCCTAAGAGGTGGAGAGACGTGTAAGGTGACTGGAATTGGTAATTCCATGACACCTATTTTGAAGTCTAGGCAACCAGTTATCTGTGAGCCTGTAACTGACGAGACTACACTGAAGAAGAAGGACATTGTGCTATGCAAGGTGAGAGGTCATCACTACCTGCACCTCATACACGCCATCAGAAATGACAAGGAGTACCTTATAGGCAACAACCACGGTCATATGAATGGGTGGGTGTCCAGGAATCAGATTTATGGCAAAGTAGTCGAAATTCTTTAAGGTCAACATGACGGATGTGATGAAGGTTCGATTCCTTCTGACTGACAACATGGGAACGTACAGCAAGATTTAAAGGTTTAAAAAAATTCTTGAAAAATTTTTTGCGTTGGTTCGATTCCGACAAATTAAGTTCCCAGTATATAGCGAAAGCGTAGAACGGCTCTTTACGTCTGTCTCATAAGCAGAAAACAATGGGTTCAACTCCCATTTTCGCTACCAAGGAAGTCAACAGCAAGCAACCTTTGAGGTGGAAACGCCTCGCCAGACAGGGACGGCTTCCGACTTTTAGTAATAACAAATTTAAAAATTTAACAGCAATGAAAAGAAACAGTTTTTGGTAGGTGAGTGACCAGTTCTGGTAGCTGAAACAGATTCGTGGTCCTGATGTGGTTTTAACTTGAATGGGAAGATTAGTGAGAGTTAAATCAATTAATAATAACAAACAATTAAAATCATATCAAAATGGAAAAGAAAATTTTTACGAGTGAAGCAACTACAAGGGAACAGTACCTTAAGTTTAAGGAGTATATTAAGTCAGAGTCCGAAAAGGATCATGCTGACTATGTGGCATACTACATTTTCAAGCACAGGCTTGTCGGTGAGGAGCGTGATAAATATCTGGAGGACGAGGTGAATACCCGTTGTCACAAGATGCTTTTCAGTGGTCGTTGGTACGGTATGTCTGGCGGTGATTGGACGGAGAGGGTGGCAGCACCTGCGTTCAAGAATTCAGTCATAAGCAAGTATAACGAATACGCATCGACAAATGAAGAAGGATAAACTTTACGTGTTAGTAGACAAGAGTCTCAGACCAGTCTACGGTTGTGTGCAAGGTGGTCATGCAGTGGCACAGTGGTTGCTTGAGCATCCGTGTCAAACTTGGGATAACCAGTACCTTATCTACTTAAGTGCTGACGTTCGCAAATGGAAGAATAGACTCAATGCGTTAGACATTGACTATTCTGAGTTTAAAGAACCAGACCTTGACAATAAGATAACAGCCCTTGCTGTTCATGGTCACGATAATGTTTTCAAGAGCTTAAAAACAGTATCCGAAAACTAACAAGATAGAGCACTGCGAGATAACTTGCGGTGCTTTTTTTATTAAAAATCATTAATTTCTTTGGATAATAAAAAAAAATTATATATCTTTGCAGTATGAAAAAGATTGGTAACGCAAAGCCGGGCGATAAGGTTATCTACAAATCCGGCGACAAGGTAGTAGAGGCAACGGTGGTGGCAAAGCCCATCGATGACAAGGAACGTCCTAAGTTCCTCATCGGACGTGTTGACCTCGACAATGGTGATTATCTTACCTGTGGGTCGTTCGTCTACGACTCAGTGGAAGAGTGTAAACAGACTATCATCCAGAGCCTCAAGGAAGGGCTGGAAGATGCCAAGACAAAGCGTGATTTCCACGCTGCTAGGGTTCTGGTAATCGAGAAAAAGTTGGAGAAACTTGAGGCTGACGAATCCTGGGCAAACAATAAGGCATAAGATTATGGGAAAGTTCAAGAAAGATTATGATGAGTTGACTATCAACAAGACTATCAACTTTTTCAGAAAAAGACTGGACGAGAGACCTTCACGCATCTGTAACGCTATGGAGAAGGTTCTGTGTGAGAATGACTCGTACACAAGAAACCAGGTGATTCTATATCTTAACATGTTCATCAAGTGGTATGCTAACTACTATGAGAAGTTACCAAACGATAATTTCAAGATGGTATACTTCAAAACAGTTGTCATGATGTGGAGAGAGAAGAACAACGCTAAGTGGAAGGTTCTTGAATTAGATTCCACCGAATGGGGTAGAGCTGCGATGACTCATGTGTCTAACCTATTCGCCGCCCTGTTCAGAAGTGAAAGAGCAAGGTTATATGGCGTGTAAACTATAATGGGCGTATGGCTGAGTGGTCTAAGGTCTTGGTCCCTAAAACCAATGTTCGTGGGTTCGAACCCCACTACGCTCACCACGGCTGGTGTACCCACAGTGGGTACTGAAATAGAAAGACAGCGCAAGCCACATAAGAAATGGCAGATGAAGCAGCAATGCGGTGTGAGGATGAGTCCCTCGCCCTAGTTCCTTGATGGCAAGAGGATACCTTAAAGGTGGATACAGGTAAACCGAATTTTAAGAGATTATGGTTAGTTTAAATAAAAAGAAGAAAGCTAAGAACTCTTATATGGCAAACGCCAATAAGACGACTGTGAAGCTAAAGAGAATTAATTTCTACAACAAAATTAACAGAAAGAAAGATGGATAATTGTCCTTTTTGCAAGATTGAGAAACTGATAAACAAAGACAGAATCGTATACCAGGATGATACTTGGATAGCTATCTATGATAACTACCCAGTATCCCAGGGTCATGTGTTGCTGATACCAAAACGTCACGTGGAGACGTTCTTCAACCTCAACATGGTTGAGTTCGGTAGCCTTGGTGTGACCATCGGAATCATCAAGATGATACTCGATAAAAAGTTCCACCCAGACGGCTACAACATAGGAGCTAACTGCGGTGAGGTTGCTGGTCAGACGGTGATGCACTGCCACATCCACATCATCCCAAGATACAAGGGTGATATGGAGAATCCAAGGGGAGGAGTCCGTGGTGTAATCCCAGAAAAGCAGAAGTACTAAACTATTAATGAAGTATCTATGATTAGTGCGAATAAATCCATAGCGTGTTTGCTTTTGATGTTCATACTGACGGTATCAGTCTGTGTGTGTGCTGATAGTAGAAAAGCAGCCTCCCAGGAGCAGCCTAAGTATGAGTTAAAGTCTGACATCATCAACTTCGACTACAGTCAGTTGGCGTACCCTTCTAGCAAGCCGGAGGTTGGTATAAAGATTGACAGTACTGTAGTACCAAAGAAGTTAGTTCCGGGAAAACCAGAAGAGATACAACCTGTTAGTCTAGATGATGTTTTAAATGGGCTGTTACTTGCTTTCGGATTCTTCCTAGGTGCTGCAAGTATATATGCATTCTCCGTGTTTACACCGTTTTTCGTAGTTCAAATTTCTGCGTTAATGTGTCGTACAATACGGAAATATAAAGAAAATAATAAAAATTAACGGTCATTTTTTTGGAAATGTCGATTTTTTTATATATCTTTGCAACATAAAAGCCGAAGAGAGCCTAACTTAGGACTCTGTTATTGCCCCACTAGACGGGGTTAAATGAGCAGCATAGTGGTAGCGTCACAATTTCAGAAAGAATTGACTTGGAAGTTCCTTCGGCTATTTTTATAGAGGGGCCTGTAGTTCAATAGGTTAAAACGCACGACTCATAATCCTGTATCCCCAGTTCGAATCTGGGTGGGCCCACAAGAAAGAAAAAGAGAATTGTTATGGATTTTAAAGAAGTTTATCAGCCTCCAATAAAGATGGATGAGTATGGAATGTATGGTATCTGTGCAAACGGTACTAAAGCATTGACTGCATTCAGCGATGATGCCAGGAAGGAATTAGTGAGAATTGTAGGTCTTCTCAACGGAAATGGCGAAAAATACAAGAAAGAAGACATCTTTGTTGATAAGGGTGCTAAACTCATGGTAAAGGGACATCTGATAATCGTCCGTGGATGGGGGCGGCTGATAGGTTTCGGAGGCTTGGGTCTCTCTGTCAAAGAAGCCACTAAAATCCAGGATGATTTCATCAACTGGGTTGTTGAGACAATAACCGAATAGGTAGCAGGGCTTATGGCTTCATCTGCGCCCTTCTGTGCTGAAGTCAAGGTAGGCGGGACACCAAAACACCGTTAGTCGGGTTATCGGAATAGGACTATGTGCGAGAAGACTTAACCGTTCGGGCATGTCACGTCAAGACTGTTGTTTTTGGAAGTTGTACAACGCTAGCACAAACAATTTCCGCTATGGTCTCATAGTTCAGTGGATAGAATAAGGTCCTCCTAAGACTTAGACCCCAGTTCGACTCTGGGTGGGACTACATTTGATAAGTAATCTGATATTTATTACAGATTAATGGCACTGTAAAGCGTAGCTGGATGACCGCCTCAGTTTCCTAAACTGATGGCTCGTAAGAGTCTCGTGGGTTCGAATCCCTCCAGTGTCACCATGACAAAGAAGAAAAGGTTATACGAAGAAGAGTTCCAGAGATACCAGTGGAATATGTGGCTCAACGGTGACATATTCGCTGAGTATTGGAGACCGTTCACCTACGAGGAATGGATGCGTAATAGCAGGCCTATCGAGGATGGCGGTGTAAGGCTGGATGACGGCACTGAGAGTTTGACAACTTATCGTTACGTATC